CGGGTTCAGGAAACTGTGATGGTTGTTTCTTAAAAAGTGAAGCAACGTTGGCTGCTATGTGGCGGGAGTATCCAGAGCGCATGGAATGGTGGCAAGGGTGGGAAGAAAAGAAACAAAACTCTTTCCACGACGTAAGAACATACAAAGGACTCGGAGAGTTTGTAGACAGGCAAGCAGACTGGATCTTCGATGATGAAGCATATTTATGCCAAAAAAATGATGGGGAGTGTACAGGTTGAATAGAAGTGAAATACTAGAGCAGGCGAAAAAACTAATAAACGGTTCAAGAGCCAAGGATTACGGAGATGCATACGATAACCACCAGAGAATAGCAGACGGATGGAATGTTATCGTGAATGCAGCGGAGGGTAATCTCACTCCTGCTCATGTTGCTTTAATGATGGATTGGGTGAAGACGGCTCGATTACTAGAAACCATGGATCATGAAGACTCATGGGTAGATAAATGTGGATACTCTGCTCTTGGTGGAGAACACACAAAAAGGCAGGAAAATAATGCAGGATGATCTGTTCGGTAAGAGCGCAACAACTTACCAGATAAAAAACGAAATGGATTTGATAGAGAAGGACTGGAACGTACCACCAGAGTTTCCTGATCTACGAAACCACAAAGAGATAGCCGTTGACTTAGAAACCTGTGATCCAAACATCAAGACGTTAGGTCCTGGGTGGGCACGTAATGATGGATACATAGTAGGAGTCGCGGTGGCCGCAGGAGATTGGTACGGATACTTTCCTATACGGCATTCAAAAGGTCAGAACGTAGATCCAAAGATGGTTCTCAAATGGCTGAAGCTTCAGATGGAAACACCAGACATAGATAAGATCATGCATAACGCCACCTACGATGCAGGATGGTTACGTTCAGAAGGTATAGAAGTACAGGGCAGAATTATTGATACCATGATCACAGGAGCCTTGGTGGATGAGAATCGATTCAGCTACGCACTAAACTCTCTTGGTAGAGATTATTTGGGAGAAACAAAAAACGAAAAGCTATTACGTGCAGCGGCTAAAGAGTTCAACGTAGATCCCAAAGCTGAGATGTACAAACTCCCACCAAAGTACGTTGGAGCATACGCAGAGCAAGATGCTGCTCTGACTTTACGTTTGTGGAACCGTCTGAAGGTAGAACTAGAGGAACAAGATCTATGGCACATATGGAAGCTAGAGACTGGTTTGATTCCCATGATGCTAGACATGAAATCTCAAGGTGTACGTGTTGATCTTGATGAAGCAGATCGAGTGAAGCAAGAACTTCAAAAGAAAGTTAAGATGCTCAAGTCGTTTATCAAGAAACGATCAGGCATAGAAATAGAACCATGGGCAAGTGCCTCAGTGGCAAAAGTGTTTGACGAGCTTGGAGAGGCTTATGAGACGACGGAAAAGGGTGCGCCGTCCTTCACCAAGCAATGGTTGCAAAACCACTCTCACGAGGTCGCTCAAGCGATTGTGAAGCTAAGAGAGTTTGACAAAGCCGACAGTACGTTCATAGACACCATAATTCGCCACCAGGTAAACGGTAGGATCAACTGTGAGTTCCATCAGCTACGATCCGATGACGGAGGCACAGTAACAGGTAGGTTTTCCAGTTCAAACCCAAATCTTCAGCAGATTCCAGCACGGGACAAAGAGTTGAAAGCAATGATTCGGGGATTATTTATTCCAGAGGACGGATGTAAGTGGGGATCGTTTGATTACTCAAGCCAAGAGCCAAGACTTCTAGTGCACTTTGCAGCAAGCTTTGAAAGACGGCATCATATGGTCGATAAGATTGTAGAGGAGTATCACAAAGGTGATGTCGATCTACATCAGATGGTGGCTGACATAGCAGGGATTAGCCGTAAAGAAGCAAAGACTGTAAATTTAGGGATTATGTATGGCATGGGCAAAGGTAAATTAGCCAACCAGTTATCTATCACGGAGAAAGAAGCAGAAGAGTTGTTAAGTGAACACGGAAAGAACGTTCCGTTTGTTAAAGGACTAGCGGATCGAGCATCTAAACGAGCAGAGCAAATGGGACAGATCCGTACTTTATTAGGACGTAAGTGCAGGTTTGAATTGTACGAACCAAAAAGTTTTGGGTATAAAAAACCTCTGCCTTGGAAAGAAGCTATGGAAGAGTATGGGCCATTGATAAGAAGAGCGTTTACTTACAAGGCGTTGAACAAACTAATTCAAGGATCAGCTGCGGATCAAACAAAGAAGGCTATGGCTGATTGCTATGCAGAGGGACTTTTACCTATGCTAACGGTGCATGATGAGTTATGCTTCTCAGTAGAGGGCGACGATCAAGCGCGACGCATCAAGGACATAATGGAGAATGGGTTGTCGGATGTCTTGAAAGTCCCCTCTAAGGTAGACGATGAACTCGGCAACAACTGGGGAGAGGTCGGATGACAGAAAAAACAAAGGCCGTTGGCTTCAAAGATATGCATCCAATGCAAATACAGTCTCTGTTGGAACTGGTTCACATGACCTTGAATCTTGCCACACTCACTGGAGATGATGAGATCATCGAAGACGTAGAAGCATATACCGACGAAATGGTTAAGCTATTCGGTGGTCAGGGCGTGAAGTTAGAAGAAACCGAATATAACATCAACGATTTAAACGTCGGGCGATCTCTGCATTAATAGCTTGGGACATTGGATTAGTTCCCAGTAAAGCATTGCTAGGTGTGTCATACTGAACCTGAACACCTGGTTGACGAGGCGGCACTACAGCCCTTTGACTAGAAACGGTGACAGAAGGTGTTGCTTCAACAGTGTTATTGTCAACAATTCTTTCTTTTAATACGTCTGTCCTTTGTTTACCAGATATCATACCAGACCCTATCAACTGAGCATTGACTCGATGTGCTGCTTCAAACAATCGGCTAAGTGCATCAAATTCTGGTCTATTAGCTCCACCTGGTCTATCTGCCTTTCTAATCGCAAGACCACCACCAGTTGGTCTAGATATGGTGCTTATGTATGGCTTACTTCTAAGAATTTTTGATCCTAAAGCTAAACCTGATGCTATTGAAGCTGTTTGAACGAGTCCTGTGAGATAAGCACTTAATCCCAAACCTGCTGCATATTGCGCTGCGGCAAGACCACCTTTACCTTTAAGTGACTCATCCGATAACTTACGAGACGTTTGAATCAAATCTCGTAACCCTTTAAGAGTATCTTTACCAAACAAAGCCTCAAGTGTTGAATCACCATAAGAGTTTAAAGTTGACTCTAAATCTCTTGCAAATTTTCCAGAAGTCATTTCATCAATAAATTGTTTTGCGTTAACGACATCAGGATCGGCTGCTTGTGCTAAAATCTTTCGCAAGGACAGATCTCTTGCTGCTTCCATGATAGCAGAATTTTCCCCTAAATCTTTTTTTGCTTTTATTATGGGTCCTGCGTTATCTTTTTTCAAAAATATTGAAGCTACTTTATCTGGATTTTCATCTCGTATAGCTTTTTCTAAAGATTTATAAAGAGCATCTCCTTCCAAATCTTTTTTAATGACGTTCAAATCTTTTAATAATCTCACTTGTTCTGCTATGGGTTTACCTGCTAATTGAGCTTGTTCTTCTGGAGTTATCGTGCGTCCGGCGGAAGCTATATCTTGTAGTGTTCTCTCTAAACCTTCAAATCCTTCTTTGGTAAACAAAGCATTTTTTGTGTCACCCAGTGCATTTATTTCTTCTACAATTTTTGTAATATTAGGTGCGCCTAATACATCTTTGTTTTTATCAATTGTTTTTGTTAAGTACATTCCTGCTAATTGACGACGAACAGCTTCTCTCGTCTGAACACCTGTCTTTCGACTTTTAGCAATCCTATCTGCAAATCGCTTTCGTTCTGCAAATATCCCCTCATAATATTTACGCAAGGAATCATCTTCTGGTAATTGCTCTATCAAATCAGGTAATTTACCAGGTTGACCACTAGGCAACGTTACTTCTATCTCTGGAACAACCTCTCTTAATGCTTGAGGACCAACTTGGGGATCTTTGCCAGATGGCACCACACTGTTAAGAAATCTATTTAAGCCGCGACCATTGTCTGGAACAATAATACCAAACTGTGGATTTAATAAATCATTCGGATTAAAATTTTTACCTGAAATGTACTGTTCGTACACTTTTTGTGTAAGCGGTGCTTTGAATCTTTCTATGCCTTTTCCATAAAATCTTTGAGCTTTTCTCAACATATCAAAACCTTCTGACATTTGTGCAAAAGGTTGTTTACTTATAAATTTACCGCCCTCTCCTCTAACACCACCTTTTGTTGCGGTTATAGTTTTTGCCATGGCTTCGGTGGCATCAAAAGATTTTTTAACGGCCTCATTCAACTTTGTTAATACTTGAGAATCTACAGAGCCAACAATTGATGGATCAAAAGAAGCGTGGTTTAAGGCAGTTCTAAGACTGTTAGCAGTTTGCACGTCTATCATTTCAGGCATTTTTTTCACAAATTGAAAAAATCCTTTGTCTTCAAGATCCATTACCTTGTATTGTTTCACAAGACCTGAAGCGACAGATTTTAAATTTTTTACATCAACTATTTTTTCTTTACCTAGCATTTCGTTTGCTCTTGTAAACAAAACATCAACGTCTTCATCAAAGGTACGTTTTGCTATATCTAATGCATCAGCAACTACTTTACCTCCTCTTGGATCAGGTTTGCCCATTAGGTTTTTAACAGCATCTAATTGAACATCTACTGTCTCTCTCATGTTTCTTTCTGCATTTTTTATTAATTCATTAGGATCGCCGTAAATTTTTACGATGTCATCTCTAAGAACCTGAGAGAGTTGTTTGTAATCTGTTTCTTTGGCAACCACCCCTTGCGCCTGTTTAAAATCTTTTAATTCTTTAATAACAAAATCTGCGTTACGTTGCGCTGCTTTTTGATTAGGAAATACACCCTCATATATGGCTTGTAAGCGCCCTGCTACGGGAGCTTCATTAACTTCAAAAACAGTAGGACTAACGGCGGAACCTTGAGCACGAGCTTTGTTAATTACCTCACGAGCTTCTGATCTTTTTTGGTTAGCTGATTTAGATCCAGAACCTTTTATTAATCGAGCAAAACCTGCTGAAAGTGCTCGACCTACACCTTCACCTCCCGCACCAAATGCAAATTCCATACCTGCTTGTCGGGCTACATCTGATCCAGATTGTGCTTGTAATCCTGCTGTGTACTCTAGTCCCTCATCCAGTAAATATCCCGCCGCAGATCCGGCACCAGTTATTACCATTGCAATCGGTAATCCAACTCCTGTTGCCGCAAGACTAGCTGCTGTGCCACCAATGATAGCACCTCTGTTTCCCGCAAAAAATTCTTGAAAATCATTAAAAGAAATTCCTGCATCTTCTACGGATAAAAGTCCTTTACCCTCTATTTCATATTTTTCTCTAAGTTCTGGAGTAAGTTTGTCTCTGTTAATTATGTATCCTACACCTTTAGGATCTTTCATATACATATCAGAAGTAAAACCAGAATCTTGTAAACGCAGTTCGTATTCTTCGTCGTTTTCAGCACGAGCCAGAAATCTACGCAAACCACTATTGCTAATACCGCTCCTATCTATTTCAGAAGAAGTGTTTATAGGAATATCTTTGGGTTCACCTAAAGAATCTTTGTTTTTGTTGTAGTAATTTGTAGCAATGCGTTTTGCTTTTTCCACATCGTCGGTTGGGATTTTTAAAATTTGACCCGATGGCAAGGCTATATCAACCATTATATTCTCCTAACTTTGCTTCGGATTTCCGTATGTTTCTAAATCCTCTATTGTTAATTGAATCACATTTGGAGTTTCATTAGTCTTTTGTGTTTCTGGTCTTTCAGGGATACTCGCACCTGGAATCTTTGTCACAATCGCTATATACTCATCATCAATCTTTTTGGCTTTGCTTGCTATCAAATCTCTGACCATCATAATTTGATTTTTAAGTTCTTCATCAGAAGAAAATCCTCGTCCCACGAATTTACCAATTGTAAAGGTTCCATCTTTATTTGTGCTTACAGCAAATCCTAACATCTCAGCCACTCTTGCGCGGTCACCATCAGATATTGTTCTACCACTTTCTCCGAGTAATTCTGGAGCCAATTGAGCAGCAAGAACACGTAAAACTTGATCGTATCTGGTCGCGTTACTTAGATCTTTTCCTAAGAATGTTTCTGCTCCAGGGATTCCTTTGAGACTATCTTTAAGTCTTCCAGCGACCCCCGCAAATCCGGCGACTCCCCCATCTTCAGCATCAAGAAGTCCAATAGCAGAATCAACTTGTTGTAAATTTTTTTGAACACTACCAGATTTTGCAGCATACGCTGAATCAATTGTATTATCTCGTATGACTTTACCTTGCAAACCAGAATTGATTCCACGTTCATTTGGTAAAAGTTCATAATAATCTATACCCAACAGTTCAGATGTTCTTTTTACAGCTTTATCAGTGTAATTACTTGCCTCTTCAGCCGTCAGAGAAGCTTTTATTAACTCATTGATAGAACTTTCTCTTTCTTTTTCTACGTCAAGCTTTTTATTCAACCCAACAAGCATAGCATCTGATATGCGTTTTGCCATGCTACGGTCTCCACCGATTGCACCACCAACGGCGACCCCAGTTATAGAATCAAGAAGCTCGTCTACCTTGTTAGATGTTTTAGCACCAGGATCTAAGTACTTTGAAATCTGTTGCAATCCTTCTTTTGAGTTCTCAACACCAAAAGCGTCTGTTACAGCTTGTAACTGTTCTTCCTCTGTTGCGCTGTCAGAAGTCAAAGCTGCTTCAACGGTGGATAATTTTTCTTTAGCTTTTATGTTTCCTCCAAGAGCATCTTTTATTTCCGCGAGTCCACGCTCTTTTCCAACGGTTGCCGGATCAAATCCATTCTTCTTGAGTCGTGATTGACGGAGTATAGCATCGTCATACACAGTACCCGCAGGATTTGTTATATCCGCTCTCATAGCTTGACCGTCTATAAAGTCCGCTAGATTAGGATCGATTGTTCCTCCAGAAGGTGCCGCTACTGGCACTGTAGGATTTCTAAACTTCTGCCCTGCCATATAATCAGCATAGTTAGGATTCATAGACAGTATTCCCCCTGCCTGTAACTTGAGCGGATCTCCATTATTTTCCTGCTGTTTTACGCTAATTTCAATCTGTTGTTTTTCAGCTTCAGGTGTAGCAGTTAACCCCATTGGTTGATTCATTGGAGTTTGACCCATGCCCATGGGCTGCTGACCCGTCATAACCTTACCTTGACCCGTCATCCTTTGTTCTGTTGCAGGAGAAAACCCCCTTAAAGCAGCATCCATAAGCTCCTCAGAAGAACTAAGAATCCCACCCATCGCACCGATGTTACCATTCTCTCTTAGTTTGTTCCGGGCAGCTACTTCTTTTTTGCGTCTAAACAAACGACGATTTCGGACTGGATCTTGCATCATTATCTGCTCCCGCTAGTGTTCTGAATCGCTCCTAGTATACCACCTACATTCCCTCCTCCGGCACTCAATGTTTGAGCAGTGCCAAGGATTGAGGCTACAGGATTAGGACGTGGCACACTTGTGATACCAAGAGTAGACTGAGTTGTTGGAACCCCCTGTAAAATATCAGACACAAAACCAAAACGTTGAAATGGTTCATATGCTCTTTCGATAGCCGCTGCACGTTGCACATCATACTCTGATTGTTGTTGTGCCTGTTCCAAAGAACCTACATTAAACAATGCGTTTACGTCCCTTTGTAGTGCAGCTTGGCTTGCTTCACCAAGAGCACCTTGACGAGTTCCAAGAGCACCGATTCCCTGACCTAATTGACCAAACAACTGACTTGCAGTCTGTCCCCGTTTCATCTGATTCTCAAAGGCACCTTGAGCTTGTTTCTGTGCCCCTGTGAAAGCCGCAGATCTAAGCTGTGCCCCTATTCGAGCTTTTCGATCATCGATATTTCTTTGTAGTTCTTGCTCTGCTACAGCCTGTCGAGAGCCACCGTATGCTCCTTGAGCCACAGCTTGAGCACGATCTCCAATACCTGCTATATCTCCGGCACGTTGTATGTCAGCCTGTGTAACGTCAATTACTTCTTCTACAAACGGATCATAGAAATCTTTGTATGAGGTAGGATCGTAAGCTCCTGTTGTATCTTCTAAACTAGAAATACCTTCTTTAAACGAGTCAACGCCCTCCTCAAACGTAGCCTGTGCATCTTGAAAAAGCGGTTCATATAAACCAATACCTTGAGGTCCAAGTGACTCCCCTGTTTGTGGATCTATTCTTGGTTGAGCAAGTAAGTTGATTGCAGCTTTTTGGGCATCCGTAAACTGCATAATGTCAGCTTCAGGAACACCTCCCATAACTGCACCGATGGGAGTTCCATACTGATCCGTCAGTGCCTGAGACATGTCGGTGGTAAATCCACCGCCCTCTGCGGAAGACCGATACAGTTTTATTAAATTACCGTCTGCGTCCCTCGCACCCTGCGCCGGATCTGTCGTTCTACCGCCATCTGCTGTTTGATACAACTGCATCCCTCGTAAGGGATCAACAGAAGCAATACCACTCACTACCCCTGTATCTGGGTCAGTGTAATAAATGTTAGCTATTAAATCTTTTGCGAGACGCTCCTGATACTCAGGAAGCATCCGCATAGTTTGTTGGAGGGCAACTGTATCTGGAACTGCTGTAGCCATTATGCCATCCTCTCAAAATTATTCATCATCTTGTACATCTCAGCGGCTCCCTTTGCTCGATTGCCACCGCCTGCACCTTTAACTGCATCAGCCGTCATGACAAACTCACCATCTGATAGTCGTGCCTCTTGCACTCTGCCACCATTTTGATAGATCGCTGCGGGTATTGAGTCACTAGTCCCTGTCCCTGGACCCTCAATCATGCCCCCTTCAGCGGCATATCTAAAATCAGTAACCGCAGTGCCTTCGTAACTAGGATCTCTTTCACCCGTTCTTATCTGTGCTCGTTGAAGATCCGTTAGCATGTCACCTTTTGGATTCAATGCTTCAAGAGCCGCTGCCATTACAAATGGATTACTAAGACCCATCTTTTGAGCTAAACCTACAATTCCATCTGATCCGCCCATAGAAGGAGCGTTAGGATTGTTATCCTGACCACGCCTCTGATCCCCTTGTAACATGGACATTATTTGAGCGCCTCGGGAACGACTGCCACCTTGCATTCCAGATAGGGCATTCAAAAAATCAACCCCAGGACCAAATTTGCCCATAGTTGCTGTTCCAGTTAAACTTCCTATTCCTGCTTGCAGTGCCTGATTGAAGTTACCTCCACCAGCAATTGTACCCGCTGCGGCACCAAATGCCGCGCCTGGTAATCCACCTGCCGCTAAACCAATTATTTGTCCAATTGCTGAAGCTAACTTACTCATCATGCCTCTCCTGATATGGCTTCTGGAGCCGTTACCACTATACTTGTACTGCGCCTTTCTTTTCCTGTCCAAGACTGTCCACAGTCTGGACAGTTCCCATCTGGGTAAGTTGCAATCTCTTCAGGCGTGTCAACTGCGTTTTCACAGTTTACACAATGCACTGTATCAGAACTTGTTGAAGGTTTCCACTTAGAACCGTTGGACATTATAAGAATTGTATCGCTCATGTCGTTGTCACCGTTACCGTTCCTACCGCACCTGTCGCCCCAGAACCACGGACATGCGGTTTATTAATTAATGCTATCTTAACAAAACCATCCTGTTGAAACAATGCTCCATTTTCCAAGCCTGAATCGTCGGTCTGTAAGTCTGTTAGTGTAAGCTTTGTTGCTCTTTCTTCTCCTGGGTTCTGTTGCTGTTCCATATATACAGCAAAACTCCGCGTTAGGTTTGCGAAGTATTGTTGATCGTATTGCGTTGGTGGCACCGCGAAGAACGGAAGGATCAGGTTTCGTGACACTATCTCCTCCCATCAGGACGCACATCTAGTCTTGGTGATCCCAATCGCCACCCTACCCCAGAAGCTGTAGACTCTACTCGCATTGCAAAACTACGTCCCCGTAATCTCAAATGAACTTGGTCTGTGAACTGCTCAACAGGCACCGATGCTGACTTGGTCACAGCACTCGATGTTGACTGTAGATAATTGCCTCCAGGGAAGTTACGTGTTTTTACTGTTATGTTTGCAGAAGGACTACCTGCTGTTGATCCTCTGAATGTCAGGTCTGGTATCATACGCCGGATGAAAGAAAACTGTTCCCCGTCTGCTATATCTATCTGACTAGACTCAATGTATGCCGTCAACGCCGATCCGTCGTCATCGAATCCTGTCTCTTGTGAATACAGATAATTGTTTGGACCCGCTGCAATCGGTTGATCAAAGATGCCTCTGTCCATCCAGAAACTACGTGCCATTGCACCAAAGTACCAAACTTTCTGTTCGTAGTTGTAAACAACGTATCTATCGTTTGTATCGCTACTTTCAGAGGGATAAAACCACCACACTTCAGAGAAGGATGTGTTTGTAGCGGCTACAATCTTTTCACGTTGGTTTAAGTTTATGTCGTCAAAGACAAAGTCTCGAACCGTGCATGGTAAACGTTGCACCGTACCACCGTAGACATAGAACTCTTTTTGCCCCATCCAGAACACATTGTCTTCTACAGCCACGGCACACAACGGCCCCATAGTTGTGATGTTTTCTGACACAAGGTTTACACCAAAGGTAAAAGGTGGGCCTAAGAATTGCATAGCATACAAAGATTCGTCAGTGTACACCAAGATCTGTTGTCTTGTTTCCACAGCCGTGACAATCTCTGAACCAGAACCGAGACGCAAC